CGCATCTTCACCAAAACGGGCAGCACCTGAGACTCTAGGTTGTAGATCTTCCAGAGTCCCTGCTCCTCGATGATCCGCTCCTGCCGCCTAAGCAGCTTGAGCGGGAGCTCAGCGTCCCAGATGGCGTAGGGGCCGACAAAGCGAGCGGGCAGCAGTGACATGTCATGCTTCGGGTCCACCTTCCACGCCTTGGCGGCCTCCCGCAGGAGCCGCTCGTCCTTCCCCGGCAGGCCGTGGCGCTCGGCGATGGCCTGGAGGGAGTAGGAATCTTGGAGCTCATCAATGAGCGGCTCGGCCACCTGCACGTCGCGGAACCACTTCGCCTTGTGGAACCAGATGCCGTTGTGGGCGAGGTAGTCGAGGTCGTACTGGAGGTTGGCCCCAACGATGATGCCCGTGAACTGATCCGCCTGCTCCTTCAAGTAGGCCCAGACGCTGGTGGGGTCGAGGTTGTCGGAGTAATGCCCGATGGGCAGGTAGAAGCTGGGGCCGTCCTCGATGGCGAAGCTGATGCCAATCACCCGGCCGTCCCGCCGCACCCCTGGACCGAGCTTCTTCAGCTGCGGGTCGTAGGTCTCGCAGTCAAGCCCTACCCGCTTCGCTCCTGCCCAGGAGGGAAGCTGGCTGACCGGCGTGGGGCGCCACTCCGACACGGGTTGGAAGAGGGGTGCTTGAACGATCACGATGCCATCCTCTTACGCTGCACTATAACCTCATCACAATATGTCCATGACTCGACTTCTCTGGACCAACCCCCACTATACCGCCTCACAACCCGACGCCAAGGGGTCGGGTTGTCTTTGTTGAGCCTTCGAACACTCAGCCCTGGTCAACGTAGCCTGCCGTAGGCTCACCGTCCTCCGGCCGGGGCTCGTCGCGATGCTTTGTAAACGCAGATGTCACTCCCATCGCCCGTGCCTCCGCCTCCACCAACATTAGGTAACGACGGAGGTCGCGGATGTCGTCAATGAGCCCCTCCGCCCGCTCGTCCGCGACCAGGTGCTGGAAGATGTCGTAGCGGTCCCCGGTCGGGCCGCCGTGAGCGTCTTCCAGCATCGGCTGCTCGGACACCCGCTTCTCCAGCCGGTCCCACTTGCGGGCGAGCATCATGAAGGCTCCGACGCCGCCGCGCAGCTTCCAGGAGTTGCCGTAGTGAGTCTGAGCGTGCTTCAGCCCCGCCGCGTCCTCCTGGGCAATGGCATCGAGGAACTGAAGGAAGTCGTTGCTGTTCGGATCACTGGTTGGAATCATGACATCTTCCCTGGTTGAAGGGCCTTCTGGGGGTCAAACTCGTAACCGTCGGCGCACTTGGCCTTGGCTTTCTCCAGGCGGCGCTCGTACCACTCCTGGGCCGCTAGCCGCCAGTCCTCGGCCTCGCAGTGTCCCACCCGACCCAGGGCCTGGGTAAGCCCAGAGGGGGACTCTGCGGAGCGGTAGAGGGCGTAGGCTTCCGCGAGCGGGGCGGCCACCCGCTTCACGAACGGGTCGCGCATGCCCATGGCCACGCCCACGTCCAGGAACATCTCGACTTCACGGAGCCAGGCGTTCGCGTCGCCCTGAGGGACGAGGGGGCTCGGCTTCACCCGGCCGGACTCGTAGGGGCAGGTCTCGCGGTACTGCTGCGAAGGGTATGCCTTCGGGGAGAGCTCCTCCATGAGCTTCTCGTGATGCTCGAGGTACAGGTGCATGTTGTTGGAAGTCTGCCAGTACCTTCCCACGCCCACGCCGATCAGAGAAGCCATGAACTCCTGGAGCACGGAGAAGTGCACCGCGTTCGCCCCCAGCGCGCCCCACACCAGGTCGTTGGACCGGTTGCACACCATCATGTCGAGCAATCCATCGTCGTTGATGGAGAAGTAGGCGTGGGTGTTGCAGGGCAGATCCTTCGACTGGAGGCCCAGGTCGTGGCCGCCGTCCCACATCGACAGCACCTGGCGACGGCAGTTGCGGTTGAGCCGGAGGGCCTGGGCAATCGTCTGGATCTGGTCGATCACCTGCCCTTCCGGCGTGCGGAAGTGATGACGCCATCGGTAGCCATAGGCCCCGTTGAGCGTCTGCCCGTCGTCGGAGAAGGTGGCCATGCGGGGCACGAGTGACGCCACGAACTGGACGTCGTTCCGGCCCGCCAGCATCCACAGGGCCTCCAGCAGGTGGAAGGTCGGGTTGGCTTCCCGCTCGGGCCAGAACACCACCCGCTCGCAGGGGTGCTCGTAGACGATGGTGCACGGCTCAGGGAACTTGAGGACCGGGCCGTTACGACTGTCACGCTTCACGCCGTGACGTTGGATCTGGTAGAGCGCCTCGGGGAGGGCCTGGTGGACGTTGCGGGCTCGGATCACATGCATCGGTTCTTCCTAGGGTTAGACTAATCCATCAAAATGAATACATCGCAAGGATGAATCCATCATCAACTTCTTGCGAATACGGTCCCGGTGCCTCGAGTTGAGCCGAATAGTGCTCACTGTTGCTTCTCCTCGGAGGGTGGCGTGTAGCCCCGCTTCAGCCTGCCCTCTCCAGACTGAGCGCGCTTGAACTTGTCGTACTCGCACAGGGTGTGCTCGACCTCGCGCATCTCCCACCGGGGCCACGGCTCCGGCCACTTCTCGTTCACATACGCGAGAAGGTGCCGCATGAGAAGGATCATCTCCATCTGATCCTTCGCCGAGTAGTAGTTGTAACCGGCGGGGTTGCCGTCGATCACCCGGCCCAGTCCACGGGCCGCTCCTGGGCCGGGGCAGGCCCAGGTGTTGATGTCGGGGGCCTGGTCCAGCAGGTAGGTGTGGCGGAGGTCGGTAACAACTTCATAAGCCATGAAGTTCCCGAGGAAGGGGTACTCACGCAGACGATCCCACACGTCTTCGAGAGTGGTCTCACCCGGCTCAATACGAGCCACGAGATGTTCGGCGTCTGCGGCGACGGCGTCGATGCAGTCACAGAGTCCCTCCAGCTTGTTCTTCTTCGCAGGAGACTTGATCATGAACGCCCCGGTGCAGATGGGCTGGACGCCCTGAAGGCGCTCGTGGACCTTAGCCCGGTTCCAGCCCTCCTCGACGAGGATGTCCTTGATCCGCTCGCCCGTCTCGATCCGGTTGAACCAGCGGAAGGCCACCGTCGCCAGCAGCACCTTGGGGTCGTTGCGCAGGGGCTCCCGGATGTTCTCGCGAAACCAGATGGTCGTGCGGTCGTCCTCCCGGTAGATGTTGCAGAAGCGGTACTTCTGGAGGACCGGCCAGTCGGTCCAGGGCCACGGCTGCCCAGCCCGTCGCCGCTCGAGGATGCGCTGCCGCTCCACGGCGTAGGCCAGGAAGTCGTCCATGTTCTCCATCTTCTCGACTACCGCTCTAGACATCCAGCGCACCTCGGATAATCTTGAAGGCTCCCTCGCGGTCGGCCCACCGGGCGTCGACCCCGTGCTCCTGGAGCTTCTTCATGGTGTTCTTGGTACCCTTCCACTTGGACTCGGTGTTCTTGGGGTTCACCGGCGGCTTGTTGGGGTTCTTCGCCCAACGCCGCTGGTTCACCGAGTCCAGGCACACGTCCAGGGGCACGTCCAGGCCCACGACCAGCAGGGGCAATCCATCGGCATGCAGGGCGTAGGTCCGGTTGAAGTCGGCTGAGATCAACAGCCCCTCGAACAGCACGTCCATGTCGTTGGCGTGGGCCTCACGGACGAGCTCGAAGATCCGATCCATCTTCGGGATCGTGTCGCACCCGCCGCAAGCGGTCTCGTAATGGCCAATCAAGCCCAGGGGGCGGCCGGGCACCCCCTGGGCGCGGTGGAGGGCGTAGCCAATGGGCTGCTTCCGCCCCTCCTCCCGGTAGGCCACCTTGGGGCCGCCGTAGAGCTCCATGATGCGGCGGACCAGCGTCGACTTTCCAGAGCCAGAAGTTCCACGGATGTTAATGATCATCGAACAATCCTCTTCGCCATGAGCACGCCGCGACCGCCGTACTCGTTGGTGGATTCGACAACATACCCCAGGCGCTCATAGAACGCAATGGCCCCGGAGTTGTCTTTTTCAACCTTGAGAGCGATCCGCTCGTGCGGCGTCTGCTCCTCGAGGTCGGCCATGAGCTCGCGCCCCACGCCTCGCCCCTGGGCCTCCGGCTTGACCATGATGAAGTAGAGCACGGTCTCCGGCTGGCGGGTCTTGTGGCGCACGCACGTGAACCCAACAATCTCGTCCGTTTCCGCCACGACCGCCTTGCGGATCCACCCCTTCTCGTAGGCGGCGGGGGAACTGAACATGATGTTCCCGAACGCGCTGATGTACCGCGACCGCTTGGCCAGCTTCACAAGGGCCTCGTGGTCCCGGTCTCGGTTGGCTTGCGTCACGTAAACGGTCATAGCTTCTCCAGTGCTTCAACCAGTTGCTCGGCCAGAGCCGCGTAGGCCACCAGCCCGTTCTTGCCGCCGCCGTTCACCGACCACACCCAATCGCTGTGCCGCGACAGCAGCCCAAAGTCGTACCCAAGGGTGAGCGGGCGGTAGCCCACTCGGAAGTCCACGACCTCCGCGTCGGGCACGTGGCGGC